TATTCACATCGAACATGGAGGCTGCTTCTACGGTACGTTCTTCCATGCCGATCTTTTCACGGCGGCGGGTCTGAGGATTGTAGTCCCATGTAGGTATAAGGCACGGCTTTCATGGCTTTGTTTGCGCCATCCAGTACAGGCAGCCACATTTCGTGCGAAACGCCCTCAATCGTGACCGAGGTATACACCATGAAGCCGGTTATGGGGTCATAAACATAGGGCAGGCCGTTGAATTTCTTGACCTCGTAGCTGGCAGCGGGATACAGCTTCTTCACCTCTGCCCAAGCGCACGCCCAACTTACATATTTCAGTTCCGTGCTGCCGGACTTTTTGACTTCCAGATGATCTTTGAAGTCAATAGCAAATAATTTTACGAATGGATTTTCCATAAGAATGCCTCCAATTCTGATAAAGAAAAAAGGGCACAACAGCGTCAACTGTTGTGCCCCATGATGTGAAAATTACGGATTGAGCAGAAAATCAATGATGTTTCGATGAATGATTCCGTTTCGGCTTAAATTCACCAAGTCACCACTGATAACATACTTAGGATAGTTGTCGTGCAGCCGCTCAAGATTACCGAACTCCCGTTCTTCATCGGCGGGAGTGATCAGGTAAGCAACCTGAATATAGAGCTTTTCATCTCCACGGTAGCAGATAAAATCAATTTCGGTGTCGTCCAGCTTGCCGACCTGAACTTCATAGCCACGGCTCCGCATTTCCAGATATACGATGTTCTCATACAGCTTGTTGCTGTCAAGTTTTTCGCTTTTCTTGATAACGTTCCGCAGGCCAAGATCGACTGCATAGTACTTTTCTGTGCTGGACAGGAGCGCTTTTCCTTTGATATCATAGCGGCTTGCATTCAGAAGGATAAAGGCTTCCTTGAAATAATCAATGTAGTTCAGTACGGTAGCAGTGGTTGTCTTGATTCCTTCCGAAACCATGCGTCCACTGATATTACGGGCAGAAAACGGATTGCCGATATTGTCCAGCAGGAATGCAAGGACATTACGTAATGCGGTCTGTTCGCGAATATTGTGGCGCAGCATGATGTCACGGACAATGATAGCCTCGTAAAGATCGTCCAGATAGGTGGTGATTGAATGATCGTCAGGGAGGAAGAAACGCTGCGGAAAACCGCCGTACTTCAAATAGTCTGCGAAGAGCTTTTCATCCGAAGTATAGGTTCCGTTTTCAATGCATTGCTGTTTTGCTTCGGCCAGCGAAAAGGGGAAAACCTGAATCTGGATGTATCGTCCGGAAAGATAGGTTGCCAGTTCGCCGGAAAGCAGCTTGGAATTGGAGCCGGTCAGGTAAATATCACAATCGAAATCGACACGAAGAGAATTGATTGCAATCTGCCAGCGCTCCACCTCCTGAATCTCATCCAGAAGAATATAAATTTTGCCGGTGCAGCCTTCCGCTTTTTCTGCGATGTAGTCGTAAAGCGTTTCTGCAGTACGGGTGTTGCGGAAGCGCATGGACTCAAAATTGGCCTGAATAATGTTCTGTGCGGGAATATTGCGCTGGAGGAGCACGTCCTTGATCTGACCGAGAAGGACTGTTTTTCCACAGCGCCGGATTCCAACCAGAACTTTGATCAGATCCTGATCGATAAAAGGAATGATCTTATCCAAATAACTTTTGCGCAGAACCATCGTGCATCACCTCATATTCTTATCTTAGCATACAATTGTTGTTGTGTAAACAGTATTGTGCTTTTCTATTAAATAAAAATAGCTGAAACGCGAATTTTGTGTGCCTATAGGCGTACAAAAATTATGCTGCATGGATAATGGTAAACCTGCGGCTGCTTACATTCTTGCTGTACCGATTGAAAATATCGGGCTGTTCTTTCTTCAAACGCTGGGAGTCTACCCGTTTACTTTCGGAGGATACCCAGGACACCTTGTAGCCCGGTGCTGTACCATAGGCGGCGTCCTGCATCTCCAACTTCACCTGCTGTTCAATAGAGGCTTTTTCCTGCTCCAGCTGTTCGATCTGATCAGAAAGCTCCTGCCGCTTATCCAACAGGTCGCGGATGGGATTAAGATCGGCAGTTTTGTTTCTATCATCTGCAGAGTACAGCTGATTGATCTGCTGTGTATCCCCCTCGCTTCCGGTAGGTACAGGCGGAATTTCGGGCATCACGTTGTATTTCCAGAAGTGCTCTTCCTTGGCAATGAGGTTGTTCAGAACTTCTTTGTCGGTTGTGATCTTGTGAATCACCAGCTCCTTCCCGAAAATCAGAGCAGCAATGTACCAGCAGTCAAAACCGCTGACAGCCAGATAGTGATTGACCTGAGCCATGTAATGTGCAGGGATTTGGCCATCTGCCCACTTATCCGCAGAGAACGGTGAAACCGTTTTGCATTCCAGTCCTGCTTTCTGTCCGACAATCAAACGGTCAAAGTCCGCCAGAAGCAGTGGATGTTTCTCGCTCTGGTAGATGGCATTTGCACGGCGTACCTTCAGACCGGTTGCTTCGGTGAAGCGTTGTGCGACATAATCTTCCAGATCGCGTCCCTGGCGCATAGCCTCATTATCGATGTTCTCAATAGTTTCGCTGTTTTTGTCGCAGTAAACCTGAAAAGCAGAGCGATAGGGATTTACACCCAGAATGGCACCTGCATCGGTGCCGGTAATACCGCACTTGCGGTAGCGGAGCCAATCCTCTTTGGACAGGTTCAAAGTTGAAATCAATCTTTTCATGCGCTTTGCATCCTTTCTTTCATAATAGATTCGGCAAGAATGAAGTCATATTCCACCAAGTCCTTGATAATCGTGGAAAACTCATCCACCAAAGTGCGGTCATCATCCAGCCACAGGGTATAAAGGAAATCCAGAATATTCCGCTGCACCCGGAGATGGTTCCAGAAACGCTCGTCCATCTGCTTTTCGGTGTCCAATGTAATCAAGGCACTGACGATAGTGCTTTTCATCGTAATCTTATATGCCGTGGTGCAAGTAGGCTTTGGAAAATCAGCTTCAATGCTGTTCAGGAACTCAGAAAATTCCCGGACAGCCCGGTTGCTCACATCGTTCATACGTCCTCCTTTATGCTGCTGCCAGCACCATCTTGTAGGCTTTGTCAATCATGGGATTGCCCTCTGCGGTGCGCAGGAACAGATTTTCGTTGTAGTTGCGAGTTTTACGGATGGGATCTGCATGGGTGGCAAAATCGGAAACAGCGTTCACGAAACGCCAGCCGTTCTTGCCGACCCACTTCAGATCGGGTGCGTTATAATAGCGAGCCTTCAAATCTTCCTGCAAGCGCAGGTTGTTCTTCCGCTGGCCATCGGTCAGATCTTCGGTGATGGGGAAGAACTCATTGATGAACTCCTGTACCTTGCGGTCAGACAGCTTGATGGTGGTCAGCTCATGGATGCCCTTGCCCAGCTCCCCCATGTAGCTGTTGGCAAGCTGTAAGGTCTCACGGGCATCCTGCACACGGAGCAGAACATTTTCGGTGTGGCGAGCAGTCCAGATACGCTTTGCCGTACCCAGAGCCAGATTCAGGGTGTTCTGGCAGACCACACGAATCGGAGTCATGGCCACTTTCACACCAGAACTTCCGTCATGACTGTTGAAGATCACAAGATATGGTACTACTTGATCTCCAGCAATAAGATATTTCCTCGGAAGCCTTGCCAACATCCAGACCTTTCTGCCGCCCTGCAGGGAACCGGCAGTTTCATAAGTGACACCTTCACCCAGCAGATCATCGGTGCTGCGGACATTTGCGCGATAGCCGGGGATCATAGCGCCCGTGCCGGAATAGATATTACGGCTCTCCACCTGCCAACCCAGACCGGCCAGTTCCAAGGCTTCACGGCTTGCAGGGGCATCCATGATGATACGGCCAAGGCCGTGCCAAGGGGTCTCACGGACAGAGAACATCGTTTCAACATTTGCGGGCATAGTAAAATCTCCTTTTTGATTTGTTTTCGTTAGTTTTTCTTTTCAACTTCTTCAGCAGTCAGCACGAGGACTTCAACAAGAACCGTGCCAAGTTTCTGAATGAGCTCAGGTAAAAAGTTCATGGGGACATCTCCTTTCTGTGCGGATGCGGCTTAGAATGAAACCGTAATGGTGATGATGACAACGATGATACGGAACAGCATAGAAAATCACCTCCAGACATAAAAATAGCCCCTGAGTCTTTCGGCTCAGAGGTTTCGGATCACGATTATATTATCTGGGTGAGATTTTTTGGATTACAGTGTGCAGAACAGGCTTGTTTTGCAAGTAGAAAGACGGTACAATAGTAAAAAGGAAGCGTGTGCTAGTCAAATAAGGTGGTGAAAGCAATGGGCGAAGCAATAGTCTATCATGTCATGCACATGGAAAAGTGCGTGGCACAGGTAAGCACGGCTGGTGAATGCAAGATTTACCTTGAAGATTTTATGCCATACGATTTAGTGCTGGAAGAATCGGATGACTTTGATGATCGAATCAATAATGTGACCAATTTTTATTATTGGTGTGCATCCCGTATGCTAACGCTGGATCGTACCTACGCAAAAGAGATTCTGAATAGTATCGGCGCATCTCAGAATGTTACGGATCGGGAGCGTGCACAGATTGCGCTTTCGTACCATTGTCTGTCGCTGCTGGATGTGTTCTGGGTAAAAGGAGAAAAAGAGAATATCCGATTTGAGGATATCAATCTCTATACACACTCTTTAAGCAATGCTCTTGTGGATATTGCACTGCGTGGGCATCAGATGACTGTGACAAATGCACATCTCTTGGCAAATGATTTGTCCACTGGTGGATGTTATCCTAAAGCGTGGGTGCGCAGAGAGGATGGCTTCTATCTTTAAAAAGATGGCGGACAGGATGCAGTCGAGCGTGAAGTGCTGGCAAGTAAAATCTGCCGATGCTTTGACTGTCATCAGGTTCTGTATGAGCAGGGAATGTTTGAGAACGAGCCGGTTTCCATCAGTAAAATCATGACCTCGCAGCGATATAGCCTTGTGACGTATGCAGCCTATGATGTCTACTGCACAAACCGTGATTGGAATACGCTGGATAAAATTCTGGAACTGGATGCTCACGGATACTATATGATGAACATTCTGGATTATCTGGTGGGCAACACCGACCGCCATTGGGAAAACTGGGGCCTGTTGGTGGACAATGAGACGAATCAACCTATCCGGTTGCATGATCTGATGGACTTCAATCGGGCGTTTCAGCAGTATGACACGCTGGATGGTGCAAACTGCTTGACCGTTGGAAAGCGGAATTTGAGCCAGAGAGAAGCAGCGATAGAGGCAGTTAAGAAAGCTGGCTTGAATCAGAATTGTTTTGTGGATGTGGCTGTATGGAATGAGCGTATAGAATGGAAAAATATATTTCAAATGAGGCTGAGTGATTTGAAAAAGTCAGTAGGGTAGTATCGAACATTTTTATGGATTCATTGGATAGCCAGAAAATGCGAGAGCACAAAGAATTTGATTTTAGACTTGTGTAAGTGTTAATTCAGTTGCGTTGGATGGAATATAAGAAGGATTATATTTGGTTGATAACAATATGAGGAACATAGAATGACACAAGAAGAGTTAAATGCTGCAATTGAGGCAGATGGATATTGCAAGCCACGTGAA